CAAGCGCAAGCGTTCATAGAGGCGTTCATGGATTATCAGCAGCAGGTGTCAGCATGACCATCGGCACTCACCCGCTGACCGTTTCTGGATTTCGCGCGCGCACGGCTGCTGATGCGCGAGACGTGCCGATGACGGCATACAGCTACAAGTGCGCAGCGTGCGGGCGCTACTGGAACGCCGGCACAGCGGGGCGCAAGAAAGCGGTCGGCGGTGGATGGCGTTGCCCGGATTGCGTGAAATGACGGCGCTATGGCTGCCGTATCCGCCATCGGCAAACCGATATTTGCGGCATGCGCTTCGCAGGACGTACCGCACGGCCGCTGCTAACGAGTACCGAAAAGTGGTTGCGCGCGAGGCGATGATTTTCAAGGCTCCGCTGTTGCGTGGCCCGGTATCTGTCGAGGTCACGCTGCACCCCAAGACGACCAATACCGGCCATGCCAGCAAGACGTGCCTCGACCTTGACAATTGCATGAAAGTTGCTTTCGATGCGATTCAGGGCGTTTTGTACGCAAACGACAAGCAAATAGCACGTTTGCAAGCGTCTTACGGTTTGCCGGTGGCGGGTGGCGGACTTGAAATCATAGTCGAACCAATGGACAACGCATGATCGAAATCTCCCGCATCAAAACAGACGGCGGCACACAGCCGCGCGTCTCTCTCAATCAGGAAACCGTCGCAGAGTACCGCGATGCGTACAAATCTGGCGTCAGGTTGCCGCCTGTGATGCTGTTTTTTGACGGCGCCGATTACTGGCTCGCCGATGGATTCCACAGATTCTTTGCGGCGCGTGACGCTGGCCTGACCGAGATTTACGAGGAGATCCAGCCCGGCACGCAGCGCGATGCGATCTTGTATTCGCTGTCGGCGAATAGCAAGCATGGGCTGAGGCGGACGAACGCGGACAAGCGGAAGGCGGTGCAGACGCTGCTCGATGATGCCGAGTGGTCGAAGTGGAGCGACCGAGAAATCGCCAAACGGTGCGCTGTCGGATACGACCTTGTTGCCGATATTCGCAAATCTCATCTGCCGGAAACGATAGATAGACCACAGTCTGATACCAGAACAGTCCAGCGCAACGGCACGACATACGAGCAAAAGACCGCCAACATCGGCAAGCAAAAGCCGCCCGCTGAACCCGAGCCGGCGCCAGAAGAGCCGCAAGAGCCGGAATACACCCCGCTTGATGAGGCTATGGACACGATAAAGGATCTCCAGGATGCGCTCGCCATTGCGAACGCTGGAGACCTGTCGGAGTGCGATCGCAGTCAGGCGGCGGATTTGATTGCTCGGCTGCGGGAAGAGGTCCGGGTTCTGACGCTCAAGTTGCAGGCGGTCACGGCGTCGCGCGACCATTTCCAGACCGAAAACGGAGAACTGAAAAAGCAGATTGCACGGCAGCGTAGAGAAATCGACAAGCTCGCCGGCACACGCACAGCCTGAGTCAGGCAAGCGACGCCGGCCGCCATGTCGGCATTTTGGAGGTGCCATGGAACTGGTTTTGAGAGCGCATCAGACAACGATTATCGACAAGCTGCGGGCTGGATTCGCGGCAGGAAACAGGGCGCAAGTGCTTTACGGGCCATGTGCTTTCGGAAAAACAGAGGTGGCAATTAGCTTGATGCACGCAGCGGCGAAAAAGGGCAGGCGGTCGGCGATGATTCTTGACCGGCGAGTGCTTTGCGCGCAGACGAGCGCCCGCCTTTTGAAATACCGAATTGACCACGGCGTACTGATGGCCGGGTCGGCGATGTACAGGCCAGATCAGGCAATTCAGGTATGCACGGCGCAGACGCTCGAAAAGCGCGAGTCATTCCCAGGCGTAGATTTGTTGATCATTGACGAGGCGCATTGCATGCGCAAGGAAACCGTCGAATTCATCCGCAATAACCCGGGCGTCAAAGTCATTGGACTGTCTGGCTCGCCATTTACCAAGGGCATGGGCGCCGTCTATTCGTCTGTCGAGTCGGCGGTGACGATTGATCAGCTTGTCGAGCAAGGATGGCTGATTCGTCCGCGAGTGTTCATCGCTCAGGAAATCGACATGACCGGCGCGCGCAAGGTTGCCGGCGAATGGTCTGCTGCAGAGACGACCAAGCGCGGGATTCAGATCACTGGCGACATCGTGTCTGAGTGGGTGGCGAAAACCCATGAGATATTCGGCGGGCCACGCAAGACGATTGTTTTTTGCTCAGGCGTTGCGCACGGAGAAGACCTGGTGCGCAAGTTCAGCGACGCCGGATACAACTTTGTATCGATCAGCTATAAGGACGACGACGATTACAAAGCCGACGTGCTGGCTGAGTTCGACAAGCCGGACACCGATATCCACGGCATTGTGGCGACGGATATCTTGACGAAGGGATTTGATCAATCTGATGTGATGATCGGCGTCTCGGCGCGGCCGTTTTCGAAATCGTTTTCGAGCCACGTGCAGCAGATTGGCCGGATTATGCGGACGCATCCTGGAAAAGAACAGGCGATCTGGCTGGATCATTCTGGCAACTATCTCCGATTCCGTGAAGCGTGGGACGATCTGTGCGCCAATGGCGTGCAGGAGCTTGACGACGGCGCTGAAAAGCCAAAGCCGGAACCATCAGACAAAGAAAAGACCGCCGCTAAATGCCCGCGCTGCTCTGCGCTGTGGCCAGCCCACTCCGACACGTGCGCTCACTGCGGGCTGGTGCGCGAGCGTAAATCAGCCGTGGTCGAGGTCGCCGGCGAAATGCGGGAAATCGGCGCGCGCCAGAAGGCAGAGAAATACTCTGCGGAGTACAAGCGGGATTTCTACGCTCAGCTGCTCGGGTACGCAGAGGCGCGCGGCAACAAGCCTGGGAGCGCGTATTTCCGATACAAGGAGAAGTTCGGGGTGTTTCCGTCAATGGCGACTCCTGATCCGAAAACGCCACAGCTTGAGGTTGTGCAGTGGTGTCGGAGTCGGAATATCGCGTTTTCCAAGGCTCGCGCGAAAGATGGTCAGCAGGTGGCGGCATGAACTTCGAAGAATTCGCCGCCTGTCGCGGCCTGATTGTCGATCACGTCGAATACGGAGCCTGGCGCCGCGTCAAGACGACCGATCACCCGGAAAAGCGGAACGGCGCATACCTGCATCGCGGCGACGTGGCCTGGGTGCAGAATCACGCGACGATGGGCGAGCCAGACACCTGGTTTGCTGATCGGAAGTCAGGCAGCCGAGTCGATCAGGCGGCCATTGACCGACGGTGCAAAGAAGCTGCGCGAGAGCTACAGCATGCGCGCGTGCGGGCAGCAAATAAGGCAGGCTGGATCATGCGCCAGTGCTCGCTCGACAAGCACGCATACCTTGATTCCAAGGGCTTCCCGGATGCGATGGGCAATGTCTGGCATCGGGATGGCGCGCAGCCGCTGTTGTGCATACCTATGCTGGTGGCCGGAGCCATTGCAGGCGTGCAAATGATCAGCGTCGATGGCGACAAAAAATTCCTAGCTGGCCAGCGGTGCGTGGGCGCCGAGTATGTGATCGACAACAAAGGGCGGGATTGGTATTGCGAGGGGTATGCAACGGGGCTGTCTTTGAGGGCGGCTCTATTTGCCCTTAAACTGAGATATCGTATTCATGTCTGCTTTTCGGCGAATAATATGCAGCATCTCGCGTCTCAGTGCTCTGGTTCGATAGTGGTGGCAGACAATGACGTCAGCGGCACCGGGAAGCGAGCAGCGGAGCGGTCGGGACGGCCGTGGATCATGAGTCCTGAGGTTGGCGAAGATGCTAACGACTGGCATCAGAGACTCGGGGCGTTCAGGTTTTCGCAGGAAATACGCAAGGCAGTGGCAGGTTTGTAAGTCTGGATTATCAAGCACTCCGAGCTAATCAAGGGCCTAAGCGGGCCGCGCGGAAGAAAACGCTACAGGTAAGGGCCGCGAACTGAAGTAGGCGGCGCCCGGTGCAAAGCCGTAACAATCCTGGGGACTCGCCGCAGGCGCATGTCTCGGGGTGATCCGAGTAGCCATCGGATTCCATGCGTCCTCCGGGTTTCCGGGCTGACGGCCTTGCTCTCCTTGCCTGTGGGGTAGGGGGAGCCTTTGGCTGATGTTATGGGGTTGCTGTTGATTGGGAATGCGCCCGACGTGGCGCCGCCCGTTCGTCCGCCGACTGTCGCAGAAGCCGTGGAATGGCTCAAAAATATGCAGCATAGCCCAGAGTATTGCCGGACGTGTTTGACGCACTGGAAGCGCGTTATGGGCGCCTCTGCGGCGCGGCAGGTGTTCGAGCAGGCGCCGGAGTCGGTGCGGAAGTGGATCAACGAGAGAAAAGCATGAGCGCAATGCAAAACCAAGTTGGCGGCGATCACTACCGTAAAATGGCTATCCAGCCAATCGAGTACATCCTGGCCAACGATCTCGGCTTTGTCGAGGGCGCAGTGATCAAGTACGTCTCCCGCTGGAAGGAAAAAGGCGGGATTGAGGATATGGAAAAGGCGCGGCACCTGCTGGCAATGCTTATCGAGCATGACAGGACATTGCCGAATGACTGACGAAGAATACGAGGCTTTGGAAGAGCGCGCCGCGATCATCCAGTTTTGCAGCGGGCGTGAGGTTAGCCGCACGGAAGCATGGCGGATGGCTTGTGAGCAGCAGGCGATGCAGAATGCGGCGTTGATGATGATACAATCTGCAGATGGATAATAAACCATGACACCGAAACAGGCCGCTTTTGTCGATGAATATCTGATAGATTTGAACTCGACACAGGCGGCTATTCGGGCTGGCTACAGCGCTAAAACGGCGGAATGGATAGGGCCTCAGTTGCTCGGGAAAACTCACGTTGCAGCGGCGATTGCGAAGAGAATGGAAGACAGATCAAAGCGCACAGAGATAACGCAAGACCGCGTGCTTACCGACATCGAGCTAATCAAGCAAGACGCGATGCGCAAGGCTTACGACAAGAACGGCAACGAGGCGATGATCAATCACACGTCTGCGCTAAAGGCTTGCGAATTGCAAGGCAGGCATTTGCAGATGTGGAATGATAAAGTAGCCTTGACAATCGAAACAACAACCGACGAAGAACTGCATGCTCGAATCGCTGACCTTGCAAGAAAAGCTGGAATTACAGGCGCTATTATCTGAGCGCATCCGTCGCGATAATCAGCGCAAATGGCTGACGTATTATCCCGACGAAGGCCCTCTGCGCCGCGAGTTGTATCCGAAGCACATGCAGTGCTTTGCCGACGGCGAGCATTATCAGCAGCGCCTGTTCATGGCGGCTAACAGGGTTGGGAAAACTGAGGGAGTCGGCGCTTATGAGGTGGCGCTGCATCTGACCGGCAACTATCCGACGTGGTGGAATGGCCGGCGATTCGACCGCAAAACAAAAGGATGGGCTGCTGGCGACTTTCGGCAAACCGTTCGGGATATTCTCGTTGAAAAGCTGCTTGGGCCAAAGAATGCGCGCGGCACAGGAATGATTCCCGGCGAATCAATCGCGCGAATCGTGCCAATGCCCGGCGTTCCTGATGGCGTCGAATTGGTCGAGGTGCGCAGCAGGCACGGCGGAAACTCTCGACTGTCGTTCAAATCGTTTGACCAAGGACGTCTGAGTTTTCAGGGCACTGAGCAGGATTTTGTCTGGCTTGACGAAGAGCCGCCAGCCGACATTTACGAGGAGTGCTTGACGCGTACAGCAACCACGCGCGGATTGATCCTGCTGACCTTCACGCCACTGGCTGGGCTGTCCGATGTCGTGCTGATGTTTCTGCCCGGCGGAGATATTCGAGAGCAGCAAGACGAGAAGTCCAGCCGATCTGTAATCCTCGCCACATGGGACGATGTGCCGCATCTGGACGAGCGCGCGAAAGAGATGCTGTTCGCCTCGTACATGCCTTTTCAGCGGGACGCGCGAACCAAGGGCATTCCAGCACTCGGCAGCGGCGCAATCTACCCTGTGCCGGAGTCGGATATTGTTATCCCGGATTTTGCGCTGCCGAATCACTGGCCGCGAGCTTATGGCATGGATGTCGGCTGGAATCGCACGGCGGCGATTTGGGGCGCATTCGACAGGGAGACCTCGACCAGCTATCTCTACTCGCAGCATTACCG